GTTTGCATCACAAACTAATTTGGTGAATGTGAATGTTGAAGTCTTTCACACAAATCTAGTTGATGATGGTGTATTTGGTTGGTGTGAACAATCAGACGATGATGAGTTCCTGATTTCAATTCACAACGAATTGAGTGCATCTGATTATATCATCACCTTGCTACATGAATTGGTTCATATTACACAAACTCTTCATGGGTTGTTTGATGATGAAGAGCGTGAGCGTGAAGCACACCAACTAGAGCACACGCTATTTGTCAAGTATTGTCTGGGCAATTAAAGTTACTCACCTCCAAAGTGTCCCTATAGTATGAAGAACACTCAAATCGACTTTCAAACCGACATTGCACCTGCTCTATGTGAGTTTATGTGTAATACTGCACCTTTCACTGATCTGAATGATTGTGTAGATTTTGTTTGCTGTCTCTTCGATCTCGATGCAACTGATGAATTGATTGATCAGATTGCAGATGAGTTTGATGCTTTCTTCGGCAACTGATTCACACAAACCGTTTTCCCACTAAATTACACTGAAATGACAAACTACAACCCCTACGTTGAAACTCTGATCGAGATGGGTTATGACGAACAGGATTGCCGCAATGTTGCTGCAGTTGGTGAAACAAACGTAACCTATCCGCGTATCATTCATGGTCGCATTTTTGAGACTGAAAGTGAATACAAAGAAGCACTTGCTAATTTCATCAATGGTCTGTAGAGTTATTGTTACTCACCTCCAAAGTGTCCCTATAGTATGACGAACACCTCAAACGCTTTTATTCTCAATGATACGGCAAAGAATGATCCTGCCGTGCAACTTGCAATGGCAAACTATCTAAAACAGTTAAATTGTGAGTATCAGCAACGTGAAGCAATCTGTGCAGGATTGATTAAACCTCAACCCACTACTAATTGGAACATTTCTGACCGTGATTGAAGCAATGAATCAAGAGCAACTTATCCGTTCAATCAGTCAACAACTTGAAAATCTAATGTCATTAGATGAAGAGTTGTCGGAAAAGTATGATGCCTATTGTTTCTATCCCGATACTGATTATGAACCGATTGTAGAACGATTCACTCCCGAACTTCTCAAAGAACTTGAGAAACTTGTTTATGAACTTGATGGGTAATTAAAGTTACTCACCTCCAAAGTGTCCCTATAGTGTAAGCAACGCAATTCCCACAATGCGAGTCATCGAAAAGCAAATGAACCGTGCAATCTCTCAAGAGATTGACTGGAAAAAGGATAACACTGAAGTTATCAACATCGAAGGTGTAAGTTTCGTCTATCTGTATAGCAATCTGATTGCAATGGTAGGTGACACTTGGTTGGAATTGTTTGATGGTGGATTTAAGTCAAACACCACCAAATCGCGTTTGAATGCTATTCTCGCAGAGCACGGATCTGGAGAGTATGTATATCAAAAGAACTTCAACTGGTTTGTATCTACAAAGGATGGTGAAGTTGAGTTCAATGATGGTATCAAACTGAACTGAATTATGGATGCTTATCAACACCAAATCAGCGTTAAGATTGCTGAAACTCTTGAAAAGTTGCAAGATCTAAATCCTGATCTTTATGGTCTTCGCTATAGTCAACTGTATGCACCTTATGGTAATCCTGAGAACTGGAATGTAAGTACACTTCACCAGATCGAACAAGATTTAATCGACAACGCAAAATGAACAATCAAACTAACATCGAAGCAACAGTATTTGCAACAATCTTTGGTTTAATCCTCATTGCATTTGCCTTCACTATTCTACATTTCCGCAATCCACAAATCGAAGCAAAGTGTATTGCAAATGGAGGACAAGTTCTTGCTACTCCTGGTCGCATCAGTTCTTGTCTTTATCCCAGTAGGTAATTAAAGTTACTCACCTCTAAAGTGTACCTATAGTGTAAGGCACAACCACTGATGCAAAAAACCTTCAAAAAGTTTATCTGGAAAGACTCAAGAACTAATCAAACAAAGGTTATACTAGCAAGGTCAGAATACCAAGCAATGAAACAAAATTTCGGTAATCTTGCTGGTCTTAAGTTCTCTCACTCTGTTCCCCTTAACTGATGTTTACCATTCGCTACTTCACTCCTTATCAACAACAATGGAGGACACAAAGTTTCTCTACACTTGATGAGGCAAATCGTATGGTTGAGTTCTACAAATCGTGTGGATCTCCTGCTGAACTTGTATGATACGAACTTTTCTGAATCTGATACCGATTAAGTACGGAACTTATTCTACAAAGAATAACAAAATCATCCGCACTTTCTCCAACGGTTTCAGTTACATTGCATCAGAATGTAAATCCGAATCTGAAGCAAATCGCATCGCTAATCAATTAAATCTAGCAGCACAATGATTGAACTTCTCATCGCATCAACAATCGTAGGTCAGTCTATTATTGGACCCAATCTTCTTCGTACTGATTATCTCACTCCTGCAAATCAAATCATTACAATTCAAGAAACAATTCAAGAACTCCCTGATACTCAACCGTGCAATCTCTAATCAATGAGTAAGTTCATTGTAGGCATTATCACTGGTATTGTATTATCTACTGTAGGGTTCAATGGGTTAGCAAACCTAGGAAACAATGCAGTCCAAATGATCGAATCAACCGCACAATCTGTTTCAACTAAATGATTACTCCCACTACACAATGTCTCCCGTTCATTATCAACAAAGAGAAGGAACATTCACCAGAAGGTAGTTTCTCACTGTACTTTTATAGTCGAAAGATTATACACAAGAATCAGGTAAGGTATAAGTATGAACCACTCAGATTTGATGGTGAGGAAGTAAGATTCAAGTCAAGAAAGGATGCTAAGTGTTATGCAGAGTACCGATTAGGCATTGATTGATTATATCATAGAGAGGGGATGTAACCTCTCTTTTTTTATGTTTTTTAGTGCAATATAACGATAAAATGATATAAAAACGATTAAAAATGTATTAAAAAATATATGTACGTTGTTTTAATCGTGTGATAATTATTGTTATTAAAAGGTGATAATGATAAGGATTCGTATCATTTATGTGCTTGTAATCCTTCTAATACCTTATAAATGTGCTGAGGTCTTGTGATCTTAGCAAGCATACACTAAGGACCGCACTTTTGTCAACCACAAGGTCACAAAATCCCCACACATCCCATCATAAAATCCACACCCCGCCCATAAATACGCACAAGGTCTTGACACAAACCTCAGAGCATCTTAGACTACTCTCATAACACACAAGGAGCGAACTTATGTCAGTTGCTTATAGTCAGGCACAGAAGCAGCGTTATAGAATCACTCTGGATCTATCAGTGTTCGGTGACTTCGACCCACATCAGATTGACTGGGAGAAGTTATTTGAATTGGAACCTGCAGAAAAGTGTGATGCTTACGTTGAGGACTTAAGTACACCTGACAGTTGGTGATTGATAGGGAATTAAAGTTACTCACCTTGAAAGTGTCCCTATAGTGTAAGGACCTACCAAGCGTCACTAAATGAACTTTAACGACCTCTTCAAAAGCATTGCTCTCACTGAGGAATTGGCACTCGAAAACTATCAACAACGTAACGGTGTTGTTGATTATCGCCTCCCTGGAGTTTGCAACCACTACTTCCCAAAGTATGATCTGCAGGGTAAGCGTGACGGTGAAGTTTGCCTGACATGTAAAGTCACCAAGACTGTAAAAGGTCAGTTGCGTTATACTTTCCAGATCGACGGTAAGCGTATCGCAGAGAAGCAAATCTACGCTCAGTTTAATGCTCTCGGTGCATTTAGCGGTTGATTAAAGTTACTCACCTCCAAAGTGTCCCTATAGTGTAAGGGGCACACACTTCACCCCTTAAGACTTACCAAACTCAACACAATGACCACCACTTATCAGTCCAACATCACCGACACTCAGTATAACGGTTGGACCAATTATGAAACCTGGAATGTTGCACTTTGGTTGCAAAATGATGAGGGTTTGTATCATCTCGCTCAGGAAATTGGTAACTACGTTGACTTCGTAGATGTGCTTTCTGATTGTGGTTCTGATGCCACTCCTGACGGTGTTAAGTATAACGACCCGAAGGTAAATGTCATCGAACTGAATAGCGAAGTGTTCGATCTCTGATTGATACTTAAGGGAATGAGATGCGCCCTATAAAGACACTCACTCAACACACAGTTCACAACACTTTTCTTCTTCATTATGACCGACTCTGTGATGCTTTCTCTGCTGGCACAAGGTAACACTGGCGCTGAGATTCTGCAGATTCTTGATACTCTGATCGACGACAATCAGCAGGCAGTTGCTTATACTGAACCGACTGAAGATAGCATCGAGTTCTGATACTAACTGTGCGGTCCTTGAGTATAAAACAAGGACCGCACCTTTTCTTTATACTGACAGGTAAACAGTTAGGTATTATAATTAACTTGTAATCGCGATTTGACAGTGATTAGAATTAGCAGTTAATTTATGTTGTTTGTTATTGTTTATAGCGGGCGTTGCGGTTATAAAAACGTCCCACTACCCTAACCTACACTGTATGTCTTTTTCGACCTCTTTATCTCTCTCAAATAAAAAAATTTTCCGGTTATAAAAAATGCCATATAAAGATCCACAAAGACAAAAAGAAGCAAAACGGAGATATTATCTAAAGAACAAGTATAATATAAGCAATGCTCCAAGTTTTCCCCCCTTAAAAATTCCGGAAACTATTAAAGAAACACAATACCTCGGATATTATATTGGGATTGACGGCAAGGCATATAGAGTTCCCGGAAAACATGACAGATATGCAGAAATTAATGAGTATGGATTAATACTTATGAGTACATCTCTGAGAGGAAATCCTTCTCACAAGAAGTATCAGTATCCTTCCATTAATGTCACACTTCGGGATGAGAATGGAAAATTTCTGCGTCAAAAAAAGGTGAATATTCACAGATTAGTTGCAGAGACGTTTATTCCAAATCCACATAATTATGATTCTGTAGATCATAAAGATAGAAACAAACATAACAATCATGTAAGTAATTTGGAATGGTGCTCTATTGAAGACAATAAAAAAATTTGGGAGAGAGATGATGAGTATAGAAAGAATGTCAGCGAATCAAGTAAAAAAGTAAAAGTATATGGAATAGGAATTAATGATTCTGATGTTTTGTCTCGCAATGAGAAAAATTATGACAGGTGGTATACAATACTTTTAAAGGTAAAAAACGGAAAAAATAAAATTTGTGAGGAATGGAAGACATTTTCTAATTTTAATTCTTGGTTAGAAAGTAAAAACTTAAAAGAGGATTCAATACTATATGTTTTGAGTGGAAAGGAATATAATCCAAAAAATTGTATTATAACAACATATGGTTTACTCAATACACTTAGTTTCAAAAAGAGAGGAAAGTACCCTCTTGGCGTTTCAGTGTCAAACGCAAAGAAAAACAAATCTATTAGATATACTGCATCTGGACAAAGAAAATATCTTGGAACCTACAGTACGATCAAAGAAGCACATTTAGTATGGCAAAAACAAAAAATAAAAGAAATTGAATCACTAATAATGAATGAAAGTGATAATAGAATCTTAGATATTTTAAATATCGTTAAAAATTCAATTTGTAATGATATTTTAAATAGTAGAGAAACTACAAGTTCTATTTTTATAAAATGAGATATAAAAATTCCAAAAGTCCTTACTGGAATTTTTGGAGAGTAATACTTGCAGGATGGATAATCAGATATCCAAAGACAATGGGTAGAGTAGTACTATTACCCCTAGGATTTTTGATAGTACTGATATATAATGCGGCGACAAAATAGAAATTCATAAAAAAATTTCCGGAGATATTTTTATGACTGCTACCGAAAAAATGTATCACATATATGCAAAGGACAAGTGTTTATTTCATTCTATAAAAGAAGAAGAATTCCAAACGACTTGGAATACTTTAAATAATATGGTTGGTCTTATGAAGACGGATTATAGTGTTGATGATTTAACATACGAGGAACTGTATGTGAATAAGAAGATCATTTCAGAATCTTCATATTGACAAATACTAAATAGGACGATAAAATTGATCTGAAGGTTAATTTAACTTATGGCAAAAGGATTTACTGTAAAAGCAACCGCACCAAAACCCAAAACAGATGATTGGGATATTGATGCGATTAAAGAAAGAATGAAAGGTAAGAGTATTGTATTTTGTCTACCTGGTCGTGGATGTTCTTTTATTTTTCTAAAAGCATTCGTACAACTTTGTTTTGATCTCGTTCAAAATGGAATGAGTATTCAAATTTCTCAAGATTACTCATCGATGGTTAATTTTGCACGTTGTAAATGCCTAGGTGCAAATGTACTTCGTGGACCAAAGCAGATTCCTTGGGATGGAAAACTAGAATATGATTATCAACTTTGGATTGATAGTGATATTGTTTTTGATACTAACAAGTTCTGGCAACTCTGTGATCTTGCTCTTTCGGAAGATGGTACAGAGCGCGAAGTTGTCGCTGGTTGGTATGCAACGGAAGACGGTCACACAACTTCTGTCGCGCATTGGTTGGAAGAAGATGATTTCCGTAAGAATGGTGGTGTAATGAATCACGAAACTGTGGAATCAATCTCCAAGCGCAGAAAGCCCTTCACTGTTGATTACACTGGATTTGGTTGGGTCCTGATTAAGAAAGGAGTCTTTGAGAATCTTGAATATCCTTGGTTTGCTCCTAAGATGCAAGTCTTTGAATCTGGTGCAGTTCAGGATATGTGTGGTGAAGATGTATCTTTCTGTCTTGATGCAAAGGATGCAGGCTTTGAAATCTGGTGTGACCCTCGTATTCGTGTGGGACATGAAAAAACTCGTATTATTTGATGGAACTCTTTAATATCTTATACAAAGGTCGTAAGATATATCGGGACCTTACATATGAAGAATGTGCTGAGGTCCTTGACGAATTATCCTCTAAGTATTATACTGATGAGGAATTTGATATCGAACAATTAGAACTGGAGGAAATCTAATGGCTAAAGGTGGTGGATCTAATAAGACTATTTTTGAACCTGGAGCACCAAAGAAGACTCGTCAGGGTCGTTCTCCTCGTACATTACTAAGTGCAACTTCTCGTAATGGACGTAAGAAAAAATATAGGGGTCAGGGAAAAGGATAATAGTATAGATAGAGCATGTAGAAATACATGCTTTTTTTATTGGATTTTATGGCATATCTAAATCACAATCTTCCGACAATTACTTGTTACATTCGTAATGAATTTCTTTATAATCACAAAAAAGGTCACGGTGAGGTAACTTTATGCGACGTACACTCTGTAGCGTCCTTAGAGAAGCGTGTACCCCTCTTTGAGGCGTTTCTTGAGAATGGGGTGAACTGGACTCGTAGACCAATCCATGCATTTTGTTGGAAACCGGATGCCCCAGTTCCAGAATTAGAAGAGTGTATGTGGTGGGATTGCTTCTCTCCTTATATTGACGTTCAAGTTCGTTCAAGACTAGCAGGACTACGTGCTGAACTAATTAATTACAAAGGTAAAAAGAATGAAGGAACTTATCTTTTTACTCTTGATTGGTCTTGGGAATCAAAATCCACATTGAATACCAATTTCAGTGAAACTCCAGAGCACAAATGCGCTCATTTTTTCAAAATGGATAATGGAAATTTCTATGCATACCCCAATAATAAGATCTTATGGTATGATGATGCATGGACTAAAAATAGAATTACCAAAAATCCAGGATATGAAATAGATTTAACCGAATATTCAGTCGAAAATCGTCGTAAAATTGAGACATCGGATGATTTTATGTATGAAGTTACAGAAATTCGGGATAGCAACCCCGTAAAAAGTTCTGATTTTAACGAATCAGGAGCAAACAATGACAAAACAAGTCGATAAAGATGAAAATTTTATGAAAAATGAGTGGGGAACTCAATATTTGGCAAGTGAATATGGATGGGAGAGTAAAATTCAACACCCAAAGATGCTTCGTGAGATTGCAAATGATCTCCTAACCCCTAAAAAGCACGATTTTTTCCATCAAAATGAAATTCATGAAAAAATTCGTAATGATGAAGACTATGATGATTGGGATTATGGGACTGAACCCCTTTATGAATCCAAAAAACCCGAATAAATAATATAAATTTCTTATGTTTTATGCCTGTAGAACGGGTAAGTCAAGGTTTTAAAGACCTAAGTATGTCATTTCAAGCAAATCCAGTTAACTATGACTTAATTGCGCTTAGGAATGAGTCTGCTATTGCCCGTTCTATTCGTAATTTGGTACTTACGTATCCTGGAGAAAGATTTTTTAATGAAAATATTGGTTCAAAGATAAGTCGTTCTCTCTTTGAAAACATTGATGAAATAACAGCATCGGTGATTAGAGATGAAATTGAAAATACAATCAATAACTATGAACCAAGAGTTAATTTGATTGAGGTTTTCGTTGATCCAAATTATGATAATAATGAATTCAATGTAACAATTAATTATCAAATTGTGGGAATTGATGTTCTCCCACAACAGCTATCATTTGCACTTCAGCCAACACGATAATGGCACTAGTTAATTTCACTAATTTAGATTTCGATCAAATCAAAAGTTCAATTCGCGAGTATCTGAGAGCGAATTCGAACTTTACTGATTATGATTTTGAGGGTTCTAATTTTTCAACATTAATTGATGTCTTAGCATATAACACTTACATTACCTCATATAATGCTAATATGATTAGCAATGAGGTTTTCATTGACAGCGCAACACTACGTGAAAATGTAGTTTCTTTAGCAAGAAATATTGGTTATACTCCAAGATCAAAGACTTCATCTAGAGCAAATATATCTTTCTTTGTCGATACCGCAGGATTTACAACAAGACCGATTACATTAACCCTAAAAAAGGGAACTGTTTGCACTTCTTCTACTAGTTTTGGAAATCAGAATTACACTTTTACAATTCCAAATGATATCACACGTCCTGTTATAAATGGAATATGCGTATTCCAGAATATAGACGTTTATGAGGGAACTTTTTTAGTCAATACCTTTACTGTAGATGCAAATAATCCAAATCAACGTTTTATTTTAGATAATCCTGGGATTGATACAGAGTCAATTTCCGTTTTAGTTAGAAATACCCAATCAAGCACCGTAACTAGAAAGTTCACTCTTGCATCAAGTCTCCTCGATGTTGATTCATTATCAAAGGTTTTTTTCATTCAAGAGATAGAAGATCAGAGATATGAGTTAATTTTTGGTGATGGGGTATTTGGAGAAAAACTTGATAATCAAAATTATATTGAAGTTTCATATATCATTACAACTGGTGAAGATGGAAATGGGGTATCTACTTTTAATTTTAACGGAAGATTAGTTGATAATAATAATAGGGTTGTTAATAATGGAATATCACTATTAACAACTAATACTGCGGCAAGAGGTGGAAAGAGTATTGAGTCTGTAGATTCAATCAAAAAATATGCACCAAGAATCTATGCATCTCAAAACAGAGCAGTAACTGCAACTGATTATGAATCTATTATCCCGACAATCTACCCAGAAACCGAATCTATATCAGTTTTTGGCGGAGAGGATTTAAATCCACCAAGATTTGGAAAGGTTTTCATATCAATTAAACCAATTAATGGTACGTTTGTATCAAGTCAAGTAAAAGAAAATATTCGTAATAGTTTAAAGAAATACAGTGTTGCTGGTATTGTTCCGGAAATATTAGATCTAAAATATCTTTATATCGAATATGATAGTACTGTTTACTATAATACAAACTCAGCACCTAGTTCTGATTTTCTAAAAACTTTGGTGTCAGACAATATAAATGAGTATGCAAAATCTTCAGAATTAAACCAATATGGCGCTAGATTCAAATATAGTAAATTTCTGAAGTTGATAGATGACAGTCACAATTCTATTACATCTAACATTACCAAAATTAAAATAAGAAGAGACTTAAAACCCGCATTAAACCAGTTTGCTGATTATGAAATATGTTTTGGTAATTCATTCCATATTAATAGTATGAGTGGTTATAATATTAAGTCATCTGGATTTTCTGTTAGTGGCGTAAACGGAACTCTTTACATGTCAGATGTCCCAAATTCGGATAAGAAGACTGGGGCAATATTCTTATTCAGATTATCATCAACAGATAATCCAACCATTGTTAGAAATAACGCAGGTGTAATTGACTATGTGAGGGGAGAGATTAGATTAAACCCAATTAATATTACATCAACATCAAAAAATATAGAAGGAGACTCTATTATTGAAATTTCAATTTCTCCTACTTCAAATGATGTGATTGGACTGCAAGATTTATATCTTCAACTTGATGCTTCGTCTAGTGTGTTAAATATGTTATCAGACGAAATATCTTCCGGTTCTGATATCTCAGGAACAACATATACGGTAACTTCAAGTTATTTAAACGGAGACCTTGTAAGAATATAAAAAATGACAGAAACAAGAATTAAAATCAATTCAATCATCCAAAATCAACTCCCAGAGTTCGTAAAGGAAGAATTCCCTTTAGTTTCTGAGTTTTTAAAACAGTATTACATATCTTTAGAAACTCAAGGTTCTCCATTTGACTTAGTTCAAAATATTGATAAGTACGTGAAGGTTGATAACTTATCAAATCTGATTAGTTCTACAACTCTCACCTCAGACGTATCTTTTTACGGAGATACTATTTCTGTCGTTTCCACTTCCGGATTTCCAGAATCATACGGATTACTTTTAATAGATTCTGAAGTAATAACTTATACATCAAAAACATCTACCACATTTGAAGGATGTGTTCGTGGTTTTAGTGGAATTACTTCCTATAAAAATTCAGATGAATTAACTTTTACTGAATCCGAATCCCAAGAACATTCAGTATTAGATGCTAATGGAGATCCTACTGAGGTTGTAAATCTTAGTATTTTATTTCTTCAAGAATTTTTTATTAAACTAAAGACTCAGATAACTCCCGGTTTTGAAAATAGAGAACTATATTCTGAATTGAATAGTGGATTGTTTATAAAACAAGCAAATGACTTTTATTCTTCAAAAGGAACAGAAAGATCTTTTGATATTTTATTCAGATCATTATATGGAAAAGATGTAAAGGTAATAAGACCAAGCGAATACCTAATACAACCCTCAGATGCCTATTACAAGCGCACTGCAGACCTTGTGGTGGTGCCTATCGACGGCGATCTAGATCAATTGGTAAATCGAACAATATATCAAGATAGTAATGCCTTCCTACCAAAATCTACAGGCACCGTTACACAAGTAGAAAAAATTCAAAGAGGAGACAAAGAATATTATGTTCTAAGTTTAGATTATGAAGAGTATCAGAAAAATATTAAATTTCACGGTAGATCTTTATTTGGACCATTTTCTATCCACCCCAAAACATTAAGTATAACGGAAATTTTTGATACAAACCCAGAGGTTGGAGTATTTAATTCAAGTTCTTCCGTTATTGACGTTGATTCAACAGTTGGATTTCCACAATCAGGTAATCTTTTAATTGATCTGAAGAATGGATCTCAAATTACAGTATCATATACTGATAAGACTCTTACCCAATTCTTAAATTGTTCCGGTATTACTCAACCAATTCCAAGTGGAACTGAGATTAAAACCGATGCTTATGCATATGGTTATGGGGATTCTCAGCAAATTATAAAGTTTAGAGTAACTGGAGTATTATCAGACTTAATTATTAAAGAAAAAAATTCTAGATTCTCTGTCGGAGATCCAATAAAAATAAAAACACTGGGCGATAAGATATTAGATTATAAATTTAATAATTGGTTTTTTAATGTAGCAACATCGTATGAGACAAAATCCATTCAGATTTTAGATTCATCTAATAATTCTTATGCTGTTGATTTTTATGACGATCATTCTTTCGTCGTTGGTGATAGGATTTCTATAGTATCACTATCCGGAGGAGAGTCCGATGAAAGGGTTGCCACTGTTGTGGCATTCAGGAATAAGAAATCAATAACAATTGTTGGTGCCGGAATATTAAACCAGAATCAAACCTATAATATTAGAAAAATTTTATCGAGATTGGATTCTATCAATTATCCAAATCTATCACAATATACAACAAACGTACAAAATGTTTATATTGATGATGAAAAATCTTTATATGTTACCTCACCATCTTTACCAACATATCTAAATCAAAAAATAAAGGTAAACGATAGATCTGTACTATTTTCTGGTAGTTTTAGTGGGTCCACATTAAATATTGGGAATCACCCCTTCTATACTGGAGACTCTGTTTATTATAGATCTGTAGGAACAAATAATAACCTAGGGATAAGCGATGGATTTTATTTTGTAGAGAAAGTTAGTGGTACAAGTATCAGACTTTCAAAAAGTAGAGCAAATTTATATTCAAAACAGTTTGTTTCAGTAAATGGTAATGTAGTAGATAATAAATTAGAATTTTCATCATTTGTTTCAGAAAATTCTCTACAAACAAAACAACTTGAACCGCAGAAATTAGTTAGAAAGTTATCAAATCCGATTAATAATGATATTAATTCAGAAACTCTTCCTGGATCAACTGGTATTTTAGTTAATGGAGTTGAAATTCTTAACTATAAATCCACAGATAGGATATTTTATGGCCCTATAGAATCAATATCTGTCACTTCTTCTGGTTCTGGATATGATGTTATTAATCCACCAATTTTACAAATAACAGATGATGTTGGATTTGGAGCAACCGCATATTGCAATGTAAAAGGTGCATTAGAAAGAATCGATGTTATTGATCCTGGATTTGATTATCTAGAAAATCCAAAAATTAAAATTTCCGGCGGAAACGGTTTTGGGGCAAGCGCGGAAGCAAATCTAATTGTATTCACTCACAATACAGAGTTTAATGCATCTCAAGCATCAGGATCTATAGATTCTAGTAATTTGACAATCTCCTTTATCAATGACCATAAATTTAGAGATTATGAAAGTATTGTTTACGATCCTCAGGGGCAAACAGTAGTTGGTGGATTATCAACCAATTCGGTTTATTTTGTTTCAGTTGTTGATTCCAAAAAGATTAAACTACACCCAACATTTGAGGATAGTATTTCTGGCATTAATACGATTTCCATCACAAATACGGGTAATGGTATTCAAAGATTCAGATCCACAAGCAAGAAGAAAAAAATTGGTTCCATTACGGTAACTAATTCTGGAAGTAATTACGAAAACAAAAAAAGAGTAACAAATCCTTCTGGTATTAATACGTCTTTAAATTTAGTAAATATCCAAAATCATGGTTTCCAAAGCGGAGAAGTAGTAAAATACAATTTTACAGAAACTTCTATAGTTGGATTAGCATCAACATCATCTTATTATGTTACAAAAATTGATGATGATAATTTTAAATTATCTATTGTCAGTACATCAATTACTCAAACTCAAGATATAAATTACAAAACAAAAACATATGTAGATTTAACTTCCAATGGAAGTGGAATACATATTTTTAATTATGAGCCAATAACTGTTACAGTATCCGGTATAGTTGGAATATCTACCTTAGCGGGACAAGATTTTAATGCAGTTTTGCAGCCCGTTTTTAGAGGAAGTATCGAGTCAGTTAATCTTCAGAGTGGTGGCAATTCTTTTGGATCTGCCGAGATTATAAATTTCAACAAGCAACCTCTATTTGAACTATCTAGCGGAAGTGATGCTCAGATAACTCCCATTATCAATAATGGCTCAATAGTTGATGTTCTTATCAATAATCAAGGTGCTAATTATAACTCTCCTCCAAATTTAATAATTAATGGTTCAGGATCTGGCGCTATATTAGTTCCTATAATTTCGAGTGGTTATCTTACTTCTATCAAAGTAATAAGTGGTGGAATTGGATATTCAAACTCAAATACTACGATTGACGTTATATCTGCAGGATCTGAAGCTAAATTTGAGTCTAGAATTAAATCATGGAACATCAATCTTTTTGAAAGATATTTACAAACCAATCAAATTACAGACGATGATGGAATTTTAGAAAATAGTTTCTCTGGATTTGGATTAGAGTACTGTCATTTGTATGCTCCAAGAAAATTAAGATCCTCTGTTTTATCGACAAGATATAAAAATGGAGAAGTATTCTATGACACCGACCTAGTAATTTCCAATGGAAAAGAGGTAGATTCGTTAGGTCACTCTCCATTGTTGGGGTGGGCCTACGATGGAAATCCGATCTATGGTCCATACGGATATTCATCACCAAACGGTGGATCTATAAGATTCATGGTTTCTGGTTATCAACTTAAGTTGAAAGAAAATAGACCTAGTACATCTTTATATCCTGCCGGATTCTTTGTTGATGATTATGAATTCATTGGCAATGGTGACTTAGATGAACATAATGGAAGATTTTGCATAACCCCAGAATATCCAAATGGAGTTTATGCGTATTTTGCCACTATAGATTCTTCATCAACTTCTTCAGGTCCATTTAAGAATTATAAACTTCCCATATTTCCATATTTTATTGGAAATACATATAAATCTAATATTATTGAATATAATTTCTTAAAAACATCTAACCAAACACAAATTGACATAAACCAAACAGAATGGGTTCGTAATACCACACCTTATAATTTAATTAATTCTAAGAGTGGATATTCATTCTTATATGACCCAAATAAAGTTAGAGAACAAATTTCTAGTGTAAAATCAGTATCCTC